CCATTGGCACGAGTATCGACGTGGGGGGCGAGCCGGCCGGCGCTGTTGCGCCACGTACGGCCGTCGGGCTGGCGGAAGAAGTAATGCCGTCCGCCGCGTGGCGTGAGCGACAGCGGGGCAACGTCCAGATCGGCGAGCTTGGCGGGCTCGTCCTCCAGCCAAACGTTCCCGTTGCCGTCGATGTCGATGACGACCAAGCCGTCGGTGCGGATCGCGATGTTCGCGTCCGGATGCTGCGTCCACCCCGCGGTGATCTGCTCGGCGTCGGTCGTAGCCTCGAGCAGCCCGTGTTCGGTGAGCGGCGTCTTGCGCCCGGCCGCGCAGGGGAACACGGGATAGCCGAGTTCGGCGTACCACAGTGCCGCGTGGAGCATCGCATTGTTCGGACGGATCGACATCAGAACGGCACCTCGCTTTCGTCGAGCGGCGGCACGTATTCGGGGAGGTCGTCTGACGATTCCAGGCGTGCCGGTTTGTCGCCGAGGCGATAGCCGACGATCCGGTCGTACTTGTCGCCGGGCTTGTGCACGACCGTGATCGCACGGGTGGCCGCGAGCGCGCCCATCTCGGCCAGCTCGACGGCCTGCTCGGCCGTGTCGGGGACCGGCTCGTTCGAGCGCGCGCGCCACCACTGCACCGCCTTCTGCCGCGCGTAGCCGTCGTGCTCGAAGCAGACCCACTCGGAGACGTAGTGGTTGAACCCGATGCGATAGTCGACGCGCATGGTGCGCGGCGCGTCCGGCGGCGCGTCGCGCTTCACGTGGACGGCGTAGAACGTCTCCTCGACTTCGTACTCCGTCCGCGACGCCTGGTCGGAGAGGATGCCCTCGCTCGTCGCCGTCCCGTCATGCTTACGCCGCTCGGGCGGCGGGAAGACGTGGCCGCACGCGGGGCACTGCGCGTAGCCTGCGGCGATGATCTCGTGGCACTGCGGGCACTCCTTGGCCACAGGCTGTAGGCTGGAGGCTGCAGGCTGTAGGGTCGGGATTCGGAGCTGATCGACCGGCCCGTGCCTCAGGATGTTGCCGCCGAAGTCGAGCACGAGGCAGTCGGTCTTGCCCGGGTGCAGCCGGAATCCACGCCCGACCATCTGATACCACAGTCCGGGCGACAGCGTCGGCCGCAGGATCGCCACGCAGTCGATGTTCGGCGCGTCGAAGCCGGTGGTGAGCACGTTGACGTTGCACAGGTACTTGAGCGTGCCGGCGCGGAAGCGCTGCAACGTCTGGTCGCGCTCGAACGGCAGCGTTTCCCCGCAGACGAACCCGCACTCCACGCCGTGTCGCTCCCGAAGCACCCGCGCGATGTGCTGTCCGTGGCGGATGCCCGACGCGAAGATCAGCACGCTCTTACGGTCCTGCGTGTACTCCACGATCTCCCGGCACGCCGACAGGATGAGCTCGTCCCCGTCCATAAGGTCTTCAACTTCGCTGGCCACGTACTCGCCGGCGCGGACGTGCAGCTTCTCGGTGTCCGGCTTGTGCGTGCCGGCCTTGGTGCGCAGCGGGCACAAGTAGCCCTGCACGATCAGCTCGCGCACGCCGATCTCGAAGCAGACGGCGTTGAGGATGTTCTCCGGGGCGCAGATGGTGCCCGACTTCATGCGGAACGGCGTGGCCGTCATGCCGATGATGCGAAGCTGCGGGTTAACCTTCTTCGCGTCAGCCAAGAACGTTCGATACATCCCCTCGCCGTCAGGCGGTATAAGGTGCGCCTCGTCGACGATCACCAGGTCGACCGCCCCAACGTCGCACGCCTTCTCATAGATGGACTGGATGCCCGCGATGGTGACGGCGTAGCCCAAGTCGCGGCGCTTCAGGCCCGCCGAGTAAATGCCCACCGGGAGGTCCGGGGCGACCAGATGCAGTTTTTCAGCCGCTTGTTCGAGCAGCTCGCGGACATGCGCGAGGATCAGTACGCGGCCCTGCCAGAGCTGCACCGCGTCGCGGCAGATCGTCGCCATGACCGGAGTCTTGCCGCCGGCGGTGGGGATTACGACGCAGGGGTTGTCGTCGCGCGTGCGCAGAAACTCGTACACGGCGTCGACGGCTTCCTGTTGGTACTTTCGTAGAATCACGAGGCGAGCTTCCAAGTCTTACTTGTATAAATGTTGGAAATCGTCGACTGCGATATGCCGAACCGATCGGCGATCTCGCGTTGACCTACGCCGTCCGCTAAAAGGACGCGGATCATCTGCACAACTTGCTCGTCGAGCTTGGTGTTGCTGCTGTTCCGCATGTTGACAGCGGGGCTGACCCACCGGCAGTTTTCAGGAGAGTAGGGACCGTCGTTGTCGATCCGATCGAGTTGGAGGCCGCGACGGTGACCGTTATCACACGCCCATCGATAGAAGGACTCGAACCCTGACAGCCATTCATCGCAAACCGTAATGCCACGACCGCCATACCTGGGGTAACTGCGATGCCGTGGGTCGCAGCAGCGTTTCTTCATCGACCGATAGACTGACGACAGACTGTTTGTCGCCTCATACCGCGAACGCTCGGAAGCCCGCGCGGCCTTCACGGCACACAGTTTGCAGGTGTACCGCCGTCCGCCGCGGAGAGACCGGTCGAGGTGATACTCTGTTACCGGGAGCACGCGACGACACTTGTTGCATTCGCGCACCACCGATGCGGACTGAGATTCGGTCAACGTCGATATCACGCCGCGACCTCCGTCCCGTCCGGCAAAATGCACCGATCGTCCATGATCGGGATCGTGTAGAGCGTGTCGCTACGTCGGCCGAGATAGCCGAGGATGAACGCATTAACCCATTCAACCGGGCGACCCGTGCCGTAAAGCGGCACCGGCTTGCACAGACACCCCGCGCTGCGGGCTTGCACGATCTCGCCGGGCGACCAGATGTTCTGGACGATGGAAGCCTCGGCGCGATGGGTGTGGCCGTGGATCACGCTGCGCCCCTGACTGATCTGAAGGTGCTGCCGGGTCGCGTTGCGACTGTAGGACCAGCCGTGCACGGCGATGATGCGGCGGTTGATTGCGTAGTGCGGGTACGTGCCACCGACGGAGCCGTACGGCACGTAGGTGCATTGATTTCGGCCGCGGGTCAGTTGTGTGCGCGGCGCGAGCATGGAATAGGCTCCGCGCCCCTCGGCCGTCGCCGCCGCCCAGCGGTCCAGCCGGTACTCGTGGTTACCTTCGACGATCACCAGGCGGTCACAGACCTTCTGGAGCCGGTCGAGCAGCGCGTTGGCCGTGCGGAGGTCATCGACGTAGTCCGTCTCCTTCATCCCGTAGGTCGGTGGATGCACCGAGAACTGGCCGCAGTCGAGCAGGTCGCCCAGGCAGATGATCAGGTCCGGGCGCAGACGTTCGGCCGCGCGGCACAAGACCCGCACCGCTCGCTCGTTCTGGTGCGGGATGTGCACGTCGCCGAAGGCCAGCATCGTGGTGCTGCGGCGCTTCGCCATCATTCCTCCTCAGCGACCATCGCCGCCGTGCGGGCGTAGCCGGCGATATCGACCAGGTTGTCGCGCTTGTGGAAGTGGCTCTGGCGGGCCAGCTTGATGGCGATCATGCACAGCGGAATGTCCATCGCGGTGATGGACTGGCCGTCGCGCAGCTTGCGGGCCAGGATGCCGGTCCACATGTACGCGACCCGCGCGAAATCGTCGGCTGGCGCGCCGTACTCAGCGCGGCGGACGCCCTCGGTGATGCGCTTGGCCTCGTCGAGGATGGACTCGTATTGCGGCGGCTCGACCAGCCGCAGGCGGTGGAGCCCGAGCGTCGGCGTCGGCGGATTCTCCAGCGGTCGCAGAGTGACCGCGTCGATGACATCGCAGCCCAGCTCGCGGGCGACGGCATACTCCAGCTTGGCGCCGCGCGAATCCTCCCAGCCGGCCAGCAGCGCGATCGCCTCGCACTGCGCCAGCATCGCCAGGTCAAGGCGCAGGTACGCCTCGCGCGGCAGGTCCTTGCGGCCGCCGAAATTCTCCGCCGGGTTGAACACCTTCCACCCCGCGCGGGCCAGCCGCTCGGCCGCGGCGTGGAAGGCCGCGAAGTTGCAGTCCGGATAGCCGGTCATCGGGCCGGAGACGTAGATGCGTCTGGGTTGAGACATCGCTTCAGTTGTTCTCCGGGTTGACCGCGGCACCGCAGATGGGACAGACATGAAGAGGAAGCGCACCGACGCAGACGTTCAGCTGTCCACCCGATAGGAGCCCGCGCCGGCGCGTCACGAGCAGGTCGATCTGACTGTCGTCCGCATAAACGCCAGCGTGCTCAAGCGCGTCGAGCACGCTTTTGAGAAGGTTGTCGAGGTCTCTCCTGCGTCGGTCGGGTGGAAAAGCATCCATGCACAAGGCGATGCGCGCACCTGGCGGCGGCCTACGGAATCCGCCGCCGGCCAGGAGGGCGCGGATGTCCTCGCGGTACGCCCGGCCCTCCCGGCTGACGAGCATCCGGCCGCGCCACGTGCGCCAGTAGTGATTGACGCTCGGCGGCCAGGGCAGCGTGATGGGGGTCATCCGTGATCTCCAATAGGGTTCTCGCCTCCATGCGAGGACTTGCCGTGCGAAGGCACGCCCGGCCTGGCCATGCAACGCCAAACCTAGCCTGTGCTCGATTCAGGCGTCTTCTTCCCACTTGACTACCGTGAAGCGCCCATATGGCCCCTTGCAATCCGGTCGGAAATCGCCTAGCCCGATGCGCTTGCCGGCGGCGTCTACAATCTCGCGCATGAGCTTGACTGACATCAATTCGGTGTCACAGTTCATCGTGAAGGCGATGCGCCAGTCGTTGAAACACGGCCGGTGACATAGAATGCGGCCCCCCGTGCTGGGGATGCGGACCGCCCGCGTATCGACCGTCCACGGCTCCTTGTGCCGGATGGGCAGCTCGACGCCGATGATCTCCACGCACGCCGGGATGAGCGAGGACTTCTGCGTGGTCACCTTCGACTTTCCGTGCTTGAAGTACTTGCCGGCGTCGATAATGCACCGGAACAGATTGGGCTGCGGGATCATCGGTTTGCTGTCATGCCCGACGTACAGCTTGGCCTGCGCCTGCTCCATCGGCGTTCCCTTGTCGCCGACGGTCGCCATGCGATTGCCGTTGGTCGCCGCGAGCTGCGCCGCGTCTGTGAATCGGTTGCACAACAGCGGCGTGACGCCTTCGATTTCGACCTGGATGGTCCTCATTTTCGAATCCCTTCAAGAATTCCTTGCCTTGGTGCGCCTAGCTCCGCATTGCCATGCCACGCATTGCTCTGCCATGCATCTGGCCGCCGCGTCTCGTATTGCGCGGCTTTGCCCGTTTCAGCGCTGCCAGGGTGCCTTGCTGTTATTGCCGACGGCGGGCGCTTTCGGTGCGGTGACGTCCTTCTTCGCGTAAGCTCGAACGATGTTGGTCAGTTCGCCGTTGTCATCGCGCTTCTTGTGGCCGACCGTGATGACGAGCGGAATGTTGTGCAGCTCGAGGCTGTCCTTGGGCGCCAGCACGCCAACGGCGCGGCAGATGGCCGAGAGCTCGGCCCGCGCGATCTTGACAGTCGTCGCGTTCGGGTTGTCCAGGTTCAGCCGGGACCAGACCGAACGGCCCTTGTACTCACCCTCGATAATCTGGAAGGTGAACTCCAGATACTGGCCGGCGCCCGACTTGGTGGGTTTCAACTCGCTCTCGGTAATTACGGCCAGGTACTTGCCGGCCGGAATGGGCTCGAATGTGAAGTTCGGATCGACGTCGTTGGCGTTGAAACTCAACGTTGCCATGAATGGTTCTCCAATGATTTCCTTGCCTTGCTTTGCCGTGCATTGCCGGGCCAGGGCTTGCCAGGCGCGGCGTTGCCTTGCCGCGGGACGGTCACGCTGAACTCGTCGAATCCGCCTGATCGGTCAGTGTCGGTGGGAACTCGGCACGCACGAATGCGGAGTAAGCCCGGTAGTCGAGGGGAAGTTCGTCCGGCAAGCCCAATCTGTTTTTTGCGACGTGCGCCGGGCGCTCAGTGGTGCGGATGATCCGCTCGCCGGTGCCGATGCCCTGCACGCGCTTGCGGCCGAAACCCTCGTCCGATGTCTTGGTATGAATCGCATAGGTCGCGAACAACACTTCGTCGCACCACTCTTGGACCAGCGCCGAGGCCTGCTTGTGCAGACGGGGGGAGTAGCGGTCGTAAGTGTCGGTCTCGGGATTGGCAAAACGCTCGATCTGCGCATGGGCGATCAGGATCACAGCCATGCCGCGATCGTTGCGCAGGGCGTCGAGTCCCTGGAGCACTTCGCGCCAGTTCGTCAACGCGAAGACGTAGCCCTTGCCGTAGCCGATATCTTCGATGCTCTCCACGCCGCGCTTCTGGCACACGTCGGCCCAGATCAGCCGTTCGAGCCAATCGACGGAATCAACGACCACGCTGCAGAACTCGTGCGGCTCGGTGTAGAGTTCGCCCAACGCCGCGATCACGTCGGCATACTTCGTCGCGAGGGGAAGGCGCTGGCAGTCGATGTTGGTCAGGCCATCCTCGGTCTGGATGAAGATCGGCGCCTCGGCCATCGCGCCGAACGTGCTCTTGCCGACGCCATGCACGCCGTACAGCAGCGTGCGGCGGGGCGCGGCTACTGGCCCTCGTTGGACCTGTCCGAGCAGTTTCATGAGATTGTTCTCCTTCGTCGTTCCAATTCGTTCTCTGTGTATCCGGGTCCGGGGCCGCGGCGGTCCCGCCGAGCCCTCCGTGGCCGGGACGCTTCGGCACGCTGGCCCCGGGCCCGGACTCACAGTCGTTCCACCAGCCGCAGCGACTCGTAGCGCGTGAACCAGTCGCCCGTCTCGCGGCAGCGCCGCAGATCAGCCATCGCCTCCTCGTTCTCGCGCTGCGCCTGGTCGAGGACCGCGGGCGCGATCTGCCACACGCCGCAGCGGAACGGCTCGCGCTTTTCGACAGCGATGATGTGGACTGGCAGGCTGTGGCCGGAGACCTCCGCGACCAGCGCGCGGTAGAACGCGACTTGGTGCAGGTAGCCGAAGGCTCGCATCGAAAGCTCGAAGGAGTCGATCTCGTCGGCCGTCTTCAGGTCGACGATCCCGCGATCCTCGATGGGGTTGATCCAGTCGACCCGCGCCTGGCAGCGGTGCCCGGCGTATTCGCAACGCACGACGCCCTCGGCCACGCCTTCACTGAAAAGCTCCCGCGCGAAGACATGTCCGTTGACCGACGCCGCCATCTGTTCGACGGTCGCGGCGTGCGTATCGCTGAGCACCGGCCGGCCCTGTTGCTCGGCCCATTCGCTGAATGCCTTCGTCTGCGAACCGAACGGCTGACCGGTCTTCGGGTTGATGGGGCCGCCCACCGCGAACTCCCGCTCGTAGTGCTGTCGGCCTTCGAGAATCAGCGTGTGCGCCGCCCGCCCCACCAAGAACGCGGTCGTGTCCCGTTCGGGCACCAGGCCCAGTTCCTTCTTGTGGTACAGCAGCGGGCAGCGCCGGAACTCGCTCAGCGCGTGGGCTGATAGAAAGTCCTTGGCCTTGGCGTGATAAACGTCCGCCGGCTCCCGAACGAGGAATCCGAGGTCGATGTGTCGGTTCATGATCATCCCTGGCGCTGCGACGCCACGTCCGCCCCTCGGAGGCCCGCGGCGTCGATTCGCCGGGGCCTCCGAGGACCTTCACGAGTGGTGTCCTCTCTGGTTACCTATGCCGCGCAGGAGCGCGCTGCCCGCTCAATTGCGCCCGAGACCGGCTTTTTCAAAGTGAACGCGGGCCCGGGCCATCGCATTGAGAACCTGGCGACGGGATCGGCTGAACGCTCGGGCGGCGCTGGCAACGCCGTGCTCGGCCGCGTGGATCAGGACCGCCCGGTCTTCCGGCTGCACGTTCTGCATCGCATGCTCGACAGCTTCACGCAGTTCGAGCTGTTCGACGGAAGGCAGGGGATAGGTCTGAGTCCGGCGCCGGCCATCCTCTTCCAGCAGGACCGCGCCCAGCGTGGTGATGTCGCCATCGCACTCCACCGGCGTGCTTTCCAGGGAAACCGCCTTGAAGGACTCGCGGCGCTTATCCCGCTCACGGTGGCGCAGCTCCATCCCCACCCAGGTGTTGATGGCTTTCGTGACGAAGGCCTCCAGATTGCCCCGCGCCGGGTCGAACAGGTGCGCCTTCTCCAGGAGGTACAGGCGCATGCTCTGGCAGATGTCGTCGTAGTCCGACCGCGAGAAGTCGGACCGTCGACAGAGCTGACGGGCCTTGATACTTATGAGCGTGTCAGTGAACGGGTCCGAAACGATGTCGTGGCGCTCGGCCATGATTCCTCAAGGCCGGTCCACTTGCTCCCGGACCAGTCAGCGATCACACGTTCGAAGGTCTGTGCCGCGACAACTCGCCGCGAAGGAACACAGGTGCGGTCGTGACTGGCCGGTATGAGCCGGCCGGCCTCGACCGAGGCCCGCGGTGTCGCGGCTGGCGCAAAAAAAAGCGGGCCGAAAGCCCGCGCACATGTCGCCCAAGTTGTTGCTGATAAAGGGCTAACGTCGCTCGATGAATTTCTTCGACCTGTCGCGGCGTTGCGACGCGACAGTTCTTGCGACGGATGGCGAGTCTTCGTCGGAGACGACGTCGGCTCGCCCACCGTGACGTTCGACGGCTCCCCTCACCTTGTCCTTGCCGATCGGCTGGCCGGTATGCCTCGTCAGCGCTTCCGCCGCCTTGCGATACGAGCCGTGTTCCTTGTAGGCCGCCACATAGGCGTCGTCGGTGAGCAGCGACTTGATCTCAGCCTTCACTTGCCGGCGAACTATCTTCTTGCCGGTCGGCCCCAGCGCGATCCCCTCCGCGGATGCGGCGAGACGGTCGGCGGCTTCGACGGCGTCGGCCATCGCCACGACATCCAGAACGGGCTGATCGTCGTCCCAGGTCATGACCTCGCTGAGCGAAATCACCGCCGGGACCGGACCCGGCCAGACGCGGGTATCGGGCACATACCTGGGGACCAGCACGATGGCGCGGCCGCCTGCCCCGACATGGGCCGCGACGGCGGGGGCGTCGTCGTCCTGCATTCGGCGGGCGAAGACAATCTCGCGCGTGTTGCTGCTGCCGGGCGGCCAGGGCGCGCGCCCCAATCTCCACAGCCGGTCGGCGACGACTGGCTTCGGTTTTCCCTTGAGCCCGAGCACAACGGCGAGAACGGCTGCCAAGCCGGCGGGATCGATCTGCCAGCCGTTGCACATCTCCGGCCGGACCTCGACGCGCATCGACTCCGGACACCAGATGTAGAAGCGTTTCGTCCCGTCCGGACCAGGACGGATCGTGACCGGCTCGATGTGCCCATCGGTGCAGTTGGGGCACGGAGCATGGAGTCCGCCAGGTCCACGGCGAATCAGGTTGAGATGGCAGAATCGTTCGAGCGAGCCCGGCGGCCAGAGGGCGACCTCAGCATGATCGAACACCCGCCCATCGTCATCGACCGCGGTCAGAATCACGCCGAGCAGGTCAGTCTTCGTCATCATCGGCATCGACGACCTCCCACAGCTTCAGACAGCGTTCGCCGACCTCGCGCTGTTCGTCGGGCTTGCTCTTGAGGTTGCAGGAATTCGGGACCAGGACATCGAACATCAGGGTCGGCTGCCGACCGGGGCCGTCGTGCTGGAATTTGAGATGGAACGTGGCCTGGAGTACGCGCGTGCCGCCCGGCGTGATGATGCCGGCGTTGAGCCACCGCTGCATCTTGTGGTAGATGTCGTTCGGGTGGGCTTTGGGGTCGGCCTTGATCTCGACGTAGCCGCCGCTGCCGGGAGGCGCGAGGCGCAGGCGTGTGATCCGGGCTTCCTCGATGCCGTCCTGGGGGTCCGTCGGCAGCGGGAAGTCGGGGGTCAACAGGTGATCGAGCCGGAACGACGGACGCAGCGGATCGGCCGGATCGACGACCTCGCCAAGAACAGCCTCGCAGAATGCCGCCTGGAGCGGCTCCCAAACCCTCTTGCCGCCGTGGGCGAAGAGCTCCAGCGACCCGTCGTCGCCGTTGTACACGAAGACGTTCTCGAAGGCGTAGCGGTCCGCACGCACCGTGAGCTCGTCGCTGTCGCCGTCGAACACGAGGCGCTTGTCGGGATAATCGTCGAGGTAGGCGAAGAAGTAGTCCGAGCCGCCCGATCGCTGGTAGTGCACCACCTGACAATGCCTGCCGCGCATCTGCGCCGGGCCATAGAACGAAGTCAGTGCCTGCCCGAGCCGGTCGCGCAGGGCCTGATCCACTGCGATCTGCTTCCTGGGCAGGCCGTTGCGGCGGTTCCAGTAGCGCCCCGCCGCGAGGGCGTCGGCCCGGGCGAACATCGCCGCCTCGTCGAACGCCTCCTGCACGTGCAGGTACACCCACATCGCCTTGTCGGCCTTGCCGACCTGGGCCTTGAACTCGTCGGCCCGCTCCGGGCAGCGCCAGAGGATTTCCTCCGCCAGCACCGCCAACCCGCGGTGGTCGGCCAGCTCGTGGATGTCGCGGAGAATGACCTGCACCTCGAGCTTCTGTCGCTCGGGCAGCGCCTGCCATGCCTCGAAGATGGGCTCGATCCGGTGCTCGGTCAGATCGTCCCACGGCACCTCGGCCAGCTCGCCGCGCCGCGAGAAGAACTGCCGGAGCAAGGGGTTGGAGATGTGCTTGAGGACCTTTCGGGGATCGAACGGCTTGGCCATACGGATGGCTCCTCGCTCCGCAGGTTTCGAGGTCCGGCGCGAGGCGGAGCACCCGTGCGGCCGCCGAAGTTGCCTGGTAGCGATCGGCCCGCTGCGCGGATAAATTGTCAGCGGACCGCCTCGCGAGAGGGCGGAACCCCCGTCCTCTCATAGTGATTACGCCGGCGGGAACCGCGCCCTTAACCGGCCGGAGCTTTCCCGGGCACCCATCGGGTTAAGGCGGCCGCGTAGTCCATATGGCATCGGAAGGCGGGTGCTATGGCAGACGACAAGGCGACGGTCAGCGATTCGGACATCGTCCTGATGATGGCGATGCAGAACCTGGAGGGCCCGCGCCTCCTGATCGAGCGGTACGGCGGTCGCCTGAAGGCGTTCCTCCGCAAGCGGTTCGGGAGCGTCCTCCAGGAGGGCGAGCTGGCCGAGGCCCTGAACGTGACGTTCTACAACATCTGGCGGTTCGCGGATCGCTACGACGAAAGCAAGGGCTCCCTGCCGTCATGGTGCATCCGCATAGCCCAGAGGGCGGCGCAGAGTATCATCCGTCGGGAGACCGGCTACCGTTCGAAGAACCTGGAGTACGATGCTATGTACGATCCCGCTGGGGATCCGCCCGGCGAAGATGTAGTCGCGGCGGACGATCGCGGCGATGATCCGAGGATCGACGTCCTCTACAAAGCCATCGCGGGGCTGCCCCCGCTCCAGAGGGCCATTATCCAAGCCGACCTGGCGGCGGACGGCCTGGCAGATGCGGGTCGCCTTGCTGCAATCCACGGGACGAGCAAGAACTCGATCTACGTGTCCCGGTCCAAGGCACACGAAGCCCTCAAGAGGCAGGTTGAGCAGATCAGCCGTCGGCCTGCTGGCAAGAGGAGATGACCATGAATCATGAAGCAGATAACTTCTGGCAGGAGGTGGCCAAGGGCCTGGCGCGACGGTCAGGCTACGCCCCCCTGACGCCCGACGAAGCGCAGAAGGAATTCGAGTCACTGCCGGATATCAAGCTCTCCGAGGCGGAAATCAACTCCATCGTCGACCAGGTGACTTCGGGCGAGCTTGCTGTCTGGGCGCCCACTCCTCTCAATGACGACACGGCCGGCTTCGACTGCAGAGCCATCGAGGAGGACGTGCTTCAGCTCAATCGCAACGAAGGGCAGGCCGACGCGGAAACCGACAAACTGCTGAATGAACTGCGCCGCAAGGCGCTGGAGGATGGGGATGCCGATGGGCAGGAAGACTCGACTGGAGTGGGTGGAGATCAGGAACCGCCAGAACATGGCGGTTGAACGGGCCGCCGAGGTGCTGGGGGCGCTGCGAATGACGGCCGCGCCAATCGACCCGCTGGCGGTGGCCGCCAGTGAGAAGCCGCTGCTTTTGACCAAGGGGGCCGAGGTCCGCGATCGGTTCGACGGACAGTTGGAGTACCACCGCTCCAAGAACCGCTTCCTGCTCCTCTACAACACCAAGTACGACGTTCACGCGCCGGCGGGCGAGCATCACCCGCGCACCCGGTTCTCGGTGGCCCACGAGTTGGGGCATTACTTCATCGACGCTCATCGCACGTTCCTGCGGCGCACCGGCAAGTCCCACCCGTCCCGGGGCGAGTTCCTGAGCGACCGGACCATCGAAACGGAAGCCGACGCGTTCGCCGCCGGGTTGCTGATGCCCGCCGGCTTGCTCGCGCCGTTGGTCAACGAAGGCGAGATGTCGTTCGCGGACATCGAGAAGTGGGCCGGGGAGTTCAAGACCTCGCTGACCAGCACCGCGCGGCGCGCCGTCGAGCTGTCCCACTTCCCTTGTGCCCTGATCGGAGTGCGTGAGGGGCGCGTGGCTTACAGCTTCCACTCGCAGGCGATGATCGAGGGCGGCTGCTATCCGCGCCCTCGCGGCAGCGATCTGCCACCGGATGCTCGATCGAAATGGCAGGCTTTTGTGAGCGGCAACCTGTCGAACAGCAGGGGACAGGCGTTCGCACGCGACTGGTGCCAGACTTACGACAACGACCGCGCTGCCGACGCCCCGGCGTACGAGCACTACTGCGGCGTGCCGTCGATGGAGACGTTGCTCGTGCTTCTCACCGTGCCCGAAGAGGAACTCTTTCCCGACGACGATGACTGACAGGTCAGCTGGGGGCCTGTTGCGTCACGATCGCCCAAGCCCGCCGCTGTTCCCGCCAATCCAGCACTTGCGTGATCGGGCGAAGGTCGCGTTCCGTAACGGCGTCGCGCCCTTCGACCACGGGCAGAAGGTGCAGAAGCTCCTCCTGGATGTCCGGTGCCAGGTGCAGCAGGTTCATGATCTGCGTCATGCGAGGTTGGGTAACATGGGCGAGGCGGGCCAGCTCGGACTGGTCGCGAACCTTTCCTTCCTGGATGAGCCGGTCGAAGTGGATCGCCAGCGCCGTCAGGCGCGAGACTCGCGGGATTCGGCCCGGTCGCACCACCGCGACGCGGGGGGCCGCGTCCGCAGCGACCTGGCGCCCGTGGTCCCGCCGAACGAAGTAGAGCTTACGCCGCACCCTGATCACGCCGCGTGCTCCACGTGCTTCCCATCGTCGGCGTCGCTGCCCGCCAGCGACTTGATGCCCGTCGGATGGAACGCGATCTCGATGCTGCTGTCGGCCGCGTCATACTCGACCCGGCTGATCAGCAGGCGCAACAAGCGAATCTGCTCGCGCGGGCTGAGCGACTTCCACACGTCGTCGAAATCGGCCAGCCCAGCGGCGACGTCCTCCTCGCGGACGAGCTCCTTCCGCAATTCGGCCAGGTTCGCGTCGGTCTCCGCCACGCGGCTCTCGGCATCGCGCACGCGCTCGTTCAGTTCGGCGATGCGCGGCGCCGTGGCGGCACCAGCGTTGCCTGCGGCCGTTCGCCGGATATCCGCGTGGAGCCGGGCCAAGGCGCGTTCGATCTCGCGGCGCTCGCCCACGAGGCGTTCGATCGTGCTGTCCGCCCGCTTGCGGACCTCGGCGAGCGTGTCGCGCAGCACCGCGGGGTCTTCGCCGAGGCAGCGGATCTGGTCCACGACCGCCCGCTCAACCTCCGCCGCGGGCAACGACCGGCCCGGGCACGCGGCCCGCCCCCGCTTCACCGCGTTCGTGCAGGTGTAGTAGCGGTAACGCCGATTCGCGCGTGTCGTAAACGTGTGCGACATGGCCCGGTCGCACGCCTTGCAGTAAAGCAAACCCCGAAGCAGGGCGCCGTGACGGTTCCGGCCCTCGGCGGCGCCGTTACGCCCGTTCCGAAGCAGTTGCTGCTGCACACGATGGAAGACGTCCCCGGGAACGATCGCCTCGTGCTCGCCGGCGTACACTTCGCGCTTGTGTTTGACCTTGCCCACGTACAGAACGTTCGTGAGCAGCTTGTGGACCCGGCACTTATCGAACGGCAGACCGCCGCGCCTGCGGCCATCCCGCGTGGTCCATGCCTTGTTGCGCCAACCGCGACGCTCGAGTTCGGCAACGACCGGCAGGAGCGAGCCCAGTTCAAGGTAGAGGTCGAAGATCTGTCGGACGTGGGACGCTTCGGCCGCGCTGACCACCAGCCTGGGGCTGCCGTTGGACCGGTCGACGTCGTAGCCGAGGATGGGCGTTCCGCCGGTCCACTTCCCCTTTTTCCGCGAGGCGGCGATCTTGTCGCGGATGCGCTCCCCGATGATCTCCCGCTCGAACTGGGCGAAGGACAGCAGGATGTTCAACGTCAGCCGGCCCATCGAGTTCGTTGTGTTGAAGTGCTGCGTGACGGAGACGAACGAGACGTTGTGGCGTTCGAAGACCTCGACGATCCTGGCGAAGTCCATCAACGACCGGCTGAGTCGGTCGACCTTGTACACGACCACACAATCGATCTTGCCTGCCTCGATATCGGCCAAGAGACGCTGGAGCGCGGGTCGCTCCATGTTTCCACCGGTGAAACCGCCGTCGTCGTAGCGGTGGGGCAGGCAGAACCACCCCTCGGCCTTCTGGCTGGCGATGTACGCCTCCGCCGCCTCGCGCTGCGCGTCCAGCGAGTTGAACTCCTGCTGGAGCCCCTCGTCGCTGCTCTTGCGCGTGTAGATAGCGCAGCGGACGGTCGCGACCGTGGAGGCCTTGGCCGACGCTCGCTTGCGGCAGTTGGAGGGTGCGCGCGTTGCCGTCGTGTTCGTCACGCCTTGCCCTCCAGGTCGAAGAATCGGAACCCGTTGATGTGCGAACCGGTGATCGCTTTGGCCACAGCCGTCAGCGAACCATAGTGATCGCCCTCATACGCGAAGCCGTCGTCCAGAACTGTGACGGCGACCGTTCGTCCCTTGTACTTGCGGGTGATCTGTGAACCGACCTGCGGCAGGCGCGGGTCGGCGGCCACGCGGACGCAAACCGCGTTCGCCGCGGCCGGTGGTTCGTTACGCTCGACGAGCGCAGCCCGTGGCGGCGTCAGGCGAACGTCGGCGACGTTGGCGAGTTCCTCGGCCCGGCGGAGGGCCCGTTCGGACAGGCCGCCCTCGGCGTCGGCCTGGAGCCGCCATGCGATCCGGCGGATCAGGTATTGGCGATGACGGCTGCGCACCGGCTCGCCGAAGACCCCGACGTACCGCTGCTGAAGCTGGCCTACGGTCATCTGCTCCAGGACCGCGACCTCCTTCTTGATGTTCAGGCTCATGCATCGTCTCCATCGTCCCGCAGCCATAACCGGCGGGTACCGTTGACCACACTGAGCCTCGTTTCGCCGGGAAAATCAAGGCCAATTTCGCGGTCTGGCGAACATTTTTGAGCATCGAAGATGCCCGTGGTTTTCATTCTTCGGTGCCACCGGACGACGCCCCTGGCCAGGATCAAGGCGACCTCGCGCCGCCGATCGGCGGGCGGGAGATGTTCGTCCTCGCGATGCTTCGGCATGACGGGCTCCCCGTGGGCGGACGCGCCGGTAACATGCCCGCGCGTTGCCGCCGTCTACGGGTTACCTATGCCGTCGGCTCGCGAGGTGTCCGGAATCTCATAACCGGCCGGTCCACGGTCGCGGCGCAAAACGTTCGAGAAAGGTGTCGCCCGATCGGGGGAACAGAAAAGGCCCTCATAACCGGCGGGTCGGTCCGGGTCAGAGACTCTGAGACTCGGGGCGGTTGGGCGTCGGGGGGTTGGCAGGGGAGACTTCGGAAGGGTCAGGCGGCGGCGTCTCGGAGTCGCCGGCCACGAAGGCGCGTGTCGCTAAGCGCTTGCGAATCCTGACGCTAAAACGCGAAACGCCAAGGCGTCTCGGCCTCAGCGTTCCTCGTTAACCCGTGGGTCGGCGGATTTCGCTACGACCCGTTCACTAGCGGGGACAGGACTCGAACCTGTGACCTCGAGGTTATGAGCCTCGCGAGCTACCAACTGCTCCACCCCGCAGTAGAGTCACGTCATTGTAGGGGGGGAGTCCGGGCTGTCAAGTCGGCGCCGACCGTCGTTTTCGATCGGGGTCCGTGACACTTTAGGCGGCCTTGGAATAGGCTGGCCGGGTCTGCCAGTACCGCTCCCATCGTCCATCCTGAGATAGCCACAGGGCTCGGAGGCAC